AACCAAAATGTTTTGATTAATGTCTGAAAAGTTTTTTAACACCGATAAGGTGTTTTGTGTTATGTTCATATATTCACTCCTTTGTCATTATATAAATTATTCATACTGTTAGTATATACTAAAGAGGCGAAGAAGTCAATGCTGCCTCGCCTCTAGTCTTTTAAACTACTTAATTTTAATAGTTTTAGCCTTCTTGTGATCTGGAATAATTCTCTCCATAGATACACTTAATAGACCATCTTTCAGTTCAGCACCGTTGATTTCAACATCTTCAGCGATTGTGAAAGACTTTGTAAACATTCTTTTGGCTATACCTTTGTGTAGCATACCCTCGTTTTCTTCAACCTCTTTAACATCATTGTCTTTAATAGACTTGATAGTTAAGACGCTGTTTTCAAACGATACATCTACATCTTTTTTACCGTATCCAGCAAGTGCAACTTGTATATCATAGGTATTTGTACCTGTCTTTACAATATTGTATGGTGGATAGTTTTGAACATTAGCATTTAAGGTATCGTTTTGATGGTCAAACATTGATTCAAAATGTGTGAACATATCATCAAATCCTACTGATAATGGTCTTAATTGGTTAAAGATTGAAATTGCTTTATTGGTCATTTTATCTCCTTTGTTAAGCAAGTTAATTTATAGAACCCATTATGGCGTTCTACTGTATTATATAAGTACGATATTTTATTTGTCAACCCTACTTATAGAAATTCACTAGGCTGAGGATCCCTACCAGTTCCCTAGTGAATATCTATAAGTGCTACTTTATTTTTATCGCTGTAAAGTAGCAAATCAGCGTTTTGCGACACCGACTAATTTCTTGGTCGGGTTTCTGCGTGAGGACTTACGAATAGCCCCAACATTATATATTTATCTTCACCAACGCAAAACTTTAAAACTTAATAACCTCTAGTTCTCTCTAATTTCTTCTTATTTTTCTTAACATTAGCAATGTTTTCCTTCTTTTTTCTTCTCTTTTTTTCAGAAGGTTTTTCAAAAGATTGTCTTTCTCTTAATTCTTTTACAAGACCTTCTTTCATAACCTTACGCTTTAACACACGCATAGCTTGTTCAACATTTCCGTTTCTTACATCTACTGTTATACTCAATTTATATTCCTCCTCTCATTATAATGGTATCATACAATCACTACAAGATAGCATTGCCTTTAATATTCCTGTTAATAATACTGTTGACAAAATAGCATTTAAAAATATCAATGCCCTATCGTGCCATAAAAATCCTACTACCAACCAACCCATTGTACCAGCAAAACTGAAATACAAATCGTATATGTGGTTGACATCTGCTGCCCTAAAGCATACTGCTATCATTAGCATTATACTTGCAATCCATTTTACATACCAAGATAGATCACCTTTAGGTGTAACTTTCTTAAAGACTCTTGTAGAGTTTAATTCTTTTATCTTATCATCTAATTTTTGATAAGGTCTATCAGCGTGGTTAAATTCTTCATCTTTCATTATATTACTCCTGCCGATCCTAATAGTATTAGTATTAACATACCTGGTACTACGATTGACATTGGCCAAAATTCTAAAAAATCTTTCCAACCAAAGTCTTGTTCTTTCTTTTGTTTCTTCACTTCTTTTTTTATCTCTCTCATTAAATTGTTAATTGGTTCACCTTTTTGAAAATTAGGAAACCCCATATTGTTTAACAAACCGACTTGATTGTAAACTGCCTGTATAGTTTTCTTCTTTAGTTCCAAAGTGATAGTCCCTTTAAGGTCAGGCGCCCCTAAGGACGCCTTTCCTGGACTAACACTATGTTTGATAGATTTAGATAACATCAGTTTCATCAACCTCGTCATCTGACTCACTATCATTGTCTTCCATTTGAGAGTTTAATTCGGCCTTCTTCTGGTTCTCAATAATTGAGTCAGCTGAAGCGCCGGCATCCACTTTCGTGTACAACTCTACAAACGAATTTTTTGTATCATCATCAAATCTGTTGGTACACATTTGAATAGCCTTCATCTTATTATTAAAGATTGAATAAGCCTGGGTGATATGTACAAGTCTTCTTGTAGATATAATCTCGTCAACACCACCGTCAAAGTAGGTTTTTCTGATTACATCTGCCCAAGTAGTTAACTTGTCAATAAATTTAACATCTGATTTACCATAAGACTTTAAAGTATTATTCAAAATCTTTTTTTCAGTAGCAACAGACGGATACTTTTGTTCAAAAGTTACTGGAAATCTTTCAAGGAATGCCTCGTTAAGAACATTAGTACCGATAAACTTACCGTCTTCGGATCCTTGACCTTTAGTATTTGCAGTAGCAATAACATTGAAACCTTTTTTAGGTTGTACCCATTTGTTAATCTTCTTAACAAAGATACCTGAACCTTCAAGGACAGGTTGTAAGCACATTATCTTATTACTTGCAAGGTCAATCTCGTCAAGTAAAAGAACAGCGCCTCTTTCCATTGCCTCAATGATCGGACCATTTGCCCATACTGTATGGCCATCTTTAAGTCTGAAACCACCAAGTAAATCGTCCTCATCTGTTTCAATAGTTATGTTAACTCTTATCAATTCTTTTTTCAGATCAGCACACGCCTGGGTTACAGACATTGTTTTACCGTTACCTGAAAGACCTGTAAGAAATACAGGATAGAATTTATCAGATTTTATAATTGATTTTACATCTGGATAGTTACCGAAACTTACAAAGTTTTTATCCTTAGCAGGAACAACATTGTCTGTTAGGGTAGATACGATATACGCCGCCTCTTTATTAATGGTAGGTTTAACAACCGTTTCCATTGTAGTAGGTTTTGAAACATCTGTATCTGAACCAGATGGAATTTTATAAATCCCTTGTTTTATTTTAAGGTTTTTATCAGCAACTAACCATTGTGGAAAAGCAACCTTATGTTTCTTTTCAACTTCAACTAGTTGTTTTCTTGTGATCTCTTTAATATCACCAAACTCTTTGTAGCATAGTTCTACAAATTGTCTTTGTTTTTCATTTAATAGCATTTATTAGTCCTTTCATTTATTAAATATACATATAGGCTATCACGTTTTGGGTCAAATGTCAAGCGTTTATAACCGTTGATTTTACTCATTATTAAGCGACCTTCTCAATAAATTTGTTTAAAAGCACTCTGGAAGTGATTCTTCCTTTCATACTCTTACTGAATAATTGTTTGATTCTACCTGTCTTCATATCACTACTTACAGTTGAAAGATCAGTATTCTCAACTTTCATATCTTTAGCGTTAACAATATAGTAATCATCATAACCTGATTGAGCAACAGCACATACCTTCTCTTTATTAAATTGAGTTCTATTCTTTTGGAATACACCTTCTCTTTTATCCCACGATACAGACATATCCTGAGGTCTAAAGTAATGTTCAGTTTCAAATCTTCTTATTCTTTTTATCAAATAGAAACCGATAGTTGTAATGCCGTGATATTTTCTTAACATATTTAATATAGTACCTGTAAATCCAGTTGATCTATAACCATAAAGTTCATCTTTTACTTCGTGGTTTTTCTTCTTATAGATAAAGACATCTGTATTACCTCTATTGTTTGGATACTCACCTGTTATTTTATTTGATTTTGGATCAATTTTCATTGTATCTGAACAACCGTAATTACCGCCACCATCAGTTAAGGTAATTAAATTCATTTTTTCTATACCGTATTTTGTTTTAAATAAAGGTACTAGTTTTAACATAATAATTAATGCCTCATTTAAAGGTGTTGAACCTAAGTAATACTCACTAGGTATACTTACTGATTCTGGTGGTCTATCAAGAGCATTGAAATTACTTCTCCAAGTATATCTAGTTTCATAATGTAGTGCTAAGTGATATAGATACATTAAAGACTCATCTAATTTTTGTTTTTTAAGTTTATGACTTGCAACATTAACTAGTTTGATTTTATCAATACCCATATCGCCAGGTTTGTATTTGAAACCTTTTGACATCTTATTACTTCTAGTATAATCAACACCGTCATATCTATCCATTTCACTAGAAAAGAAATATAACTCAAAAGGTATATTTGTTTTTTGACAAAAATATACTAATTGGATTGTTTGTTGAACAGTTTTAAAAATAGTATCAGACATAGAACCTGACCAATCAAGCAACATCATCATACCGTGATTTTTAGCGTCTGGTGATACTGTTAATCTTTTGAATATATCTTCGTTGAATTTATAACTATGTAATTTAAGAGGATCAATTGTACCTGTTTTATGTGTACTTGATCTTTTATAGGCAGTAGCAGCCTTTTTCATTTCAAACTCTTTAACTAGATACATAATAGTCTTTTTAGAATCGTTAGTAAACTTTTTATATTCTTTGTTAAGATATGGTAAATAGTTTCTAGCAGTAATAGCGTCTTTTCTAAAAGACAATTTCATATCTTTAATAAAGTTCTCATTGGAATGAATTACTTTATTTAAAATTGGTTCTGGTATTGATCTGTAATAATAACTTTTTGATTGATCTAATAGTTTTTCTTTGTGACCTTCAAACCAGTTGTTAGTAATAGAAGTAAGTTTACCGTCACCACCTGAACCGACAGCACCACCGGCACTACCGTCTTCATCTTTAGCAGACTTATCACTTACAGCAGGTTTATCTTGGTCTGATTCTGACTCTTCTTTACCTTCTTTTGATTCTTGTTTATCTTTACCTTCTTCATTTGAATTTTCACCGTCTTTGTCTTTGTCGTCAATGTCTTTACTATCTAATGAATCTTTTTGTGAGTCATTAAGATCATAGTTTTCAACTAAAATGTGATCGTCAAAATCAGGTAACTTTTTAAGTTTTTTTACTTCTTTTTTTTGCCACTCTAATAATAGTTTAGCAAGATTAACTACATCTTTAAAAGTTTTCATTGCGTCAACTTTTTTCAACCATACTTTATCTAATGTACTAAAGTTAAATTGTAATTTTTTTGAAGACTTATAAAAGATATTAATTTTGTCAATTAACATTAAGTCTAAATCATAATCTTTGTCTTTTAAACCAAAGAAGTTTTGTCTGTTAAGTATTTCAAAACCATTTAAATAGTTGTTAACAACACCTGGATATTTCTTTTGAATCTTCTTATCTATTCTGCAATCTTCTAATACATTAACATATGATCTTAACTCATCATCATCTGAAACTTTTTTCCAACCATCAGTTGGCGTAAATAATGCGTGGGCACACTCGTGTGCTACTAACATATCTGTTACATCTTTTGAATCTGTTTTGAATATCGGTAATGTAAGTATTCTGTTTACTACATCAAACGAAGCGGTTTTAACATTATTTTGTTGTACTGTAATGTTTTCAGTAGCAATTAGTTTTGCAAGTTGTGATTTTGTATCAATATTAAGTGTGTCCATTCTCTAATGGTATCAGCTTTTAACCCAAAAGTCAAGCCGTATTATTGATCGTTTTACAAGGATTTAGGGATTGTTTGTTCTTGCTTTGTTCTCATTTAGTGAAAATAAACACAGGTTCAAACTTTCTACCTGGGAGATTCGGTCTTTCAAACTTACCTAGATAACGATTCTCTTGTTTCTTTTCTTCTATCTCGCCATCTAAATTAACACTTGCTGATCCACCTTGTTGTGTAGATAGTGATAACCACCAAGTATCTGTATGTTCAAACCCAACATCTAGTCCTAGTTGTACCGTATCTTCTTCAAAGGTTTTGTACTGTTTTGTATTAGCAACATTCAATGCAAGTTTCTTACCTTTTTTCAAACCTTTAAATGCGTTAGCAATAGTCTGTTTTAAAAATTTCTCTTTCCATACTTCGCTAGTATCAAATTTAATACTAGATTGTTCTGGTTCATCACCATATGCTTCCCAACCAAAGTAAGGTGGACTTGTAAATACAAAGTCTAAACTCTCATCTTCAGGTATATAAGTTTCACTACCTTGTCTTAATAGTGTATATGATTTATGATCGTGTCCATACTTATCTCTTATTTGTTCTAGTCCATTGTATGTTGGAATACAAGGATCAGTACCTATGTAATTAACACCGGCTGCGATTGCACCTAATAGTCTACCACCATAACCCATACTAGGATCCCATACTGTACCAGCAGATGTGCCTTCTAGTGGACTATCTTTTTCTACAAAGATGTCGTATAAAGCAGCTGCAGCTGTAGGTCTAAAGTTAGATACCATTTGAGTGCCAGAGTATCTTCTTAGCATTGATCTCATATCTGAATCTGTTATATCGTGTGCAGGTTTCTTTTTAAAGAAAGTACCAGTAAGTATCTTGTTAATACCTTTACTTAAATGTTCTTCGTCATTCCATACTTCCATAGGTGTCTTCATCTTACCACACTTAATACCCCAAGCGTGTTCCATAAAAGACCACGCAAGGTTTAGTCCGTGAATTGATTGACCTATAACTTTGTTTTTGTGATCTACCATAGTATCTCGTCTAAATGCTAACAACATATTATAGATGTTGTTTCGCCACTTCTCATCTTTAGGGTAATAGGGAAACCCTTTAGACTTTATTAGATCGTGTGTTTCTTTTAGTAGATCACTCATACAATTAATATTGCCAACCTGGCATTGCTTGTTTAGGTGGTTTTGCCTGACTAGGCATTTCTGGTCTATTGAAATAACAATTACCTGATACACTAATTCTTTCTTGTGTTTTATCATAGAAAGGATTTACTCTATGTCTTAACTGTGCAGGAAATATCCATAAACCATCTAGTTCAGGAAGATACTTGTATGTATGTTGTGCCCAATCACCATTTGTTCCTTCTCCATAATGAAATCCAATAGAGCCTGGCCCAAGACCATTCCCTTTAAAATCTTCGTGTTCTTTTAACATATTAGGTACTTTTAAATACGCAACCCAGGTTAACTGTCCTGTGTGTGTATGTTCAGGATTAAATTCTCCACCTTTCATATAGTTAATCCATAGATCAATTAAAGTAAATGATGTAGAGTGATTTTTATTATCAAATTCTTGTCCGTCAAACTGTGCTTTGCCTCGTACATATTCTTCCATATAAGGTTGAAATTTCTTTACAAACCATTCTTTGTCTTCGTCTGTATAAACTCTTTGATCTCCTAATAGACCTACAAGTCTGTCATTAGCACTTCCTGGTTTTAATTCTTTACCTTTTTTTAATAGTCCTTCTCTTAAACTTTGAGGTATTTTAAAGTAAGCAACAAAAGGTCCAAAGTTTAGATTACCTTTTATTAATGCTTCATCTTCTACTTGATTTACAGGTTGATCTGGTTCAAACTGTTGTTTATTTTGGTGCAATGATTTTAACAATGCGTCTTTATTAGTTACCATTTTATTCTCCTATTATTTTGAATAATGTAGACTCAAAGGTATCATAAATTTCGTCTTTTGTCAATAGTGATTGCTTATAGTTGTTGTGGATTTCTTCAAATTTACTGTTATAATCAGTATTCATCATCTTATCACACAACTCCTCAGCACTTTCTACTCTTTGCCAATCGTCTTTTACGAGTATTCCTGTCGAATCATAATCTTTGTAAACCATAGGTATAATGCCACTTGCAAGTGCTTCGTGGTATCTACTTGTGGTTGCTTTGTTATCTTTCCAATTAAAACATAATGTATATTTTGATTGGTTTAATATAGGTAATATGTTTCTCATACTGTCTGGTTTCATATCTCTTTTGACAGTAGAAAATCTACCTATAAATCTTGTATAAAATCTACCCATACCATTTTGTATTTCTTTTAATACTTCGTGTCTTTTATCTCCACTAACCACACCACCTACATCTCGTCTTTTTTCTGTTCCCCAATAAGAAAAGAGATAAGGTCTCTTATCATTCTCTGGTAGTTCTTCTTTAATAAAATGATACTTCAATTGATGTATGTTTCCTGGTATATCTGTTTCATCTAATATAGATACTTTACGAATAGGGTTATCTTTAAATGTATAATTTCTATATAAGTTTTCATCATCTCCTCTATCTGATCTGAATATAATAATATGTTTATCTTTTAAATCTTTAAAGTGTTCTTTGATTGCAGTATTAGATTTCTCTAAATTTTTAGGATCAATGTAGTTAGGTATATGGTAATGAAATTCATTCTCACTAGGTATAATAATTATATCACTATCAGGTACATCATCTGCTTTTCTTCTATGTGCTTTATCATAACCAAAGTTATATACGCCATAGTTAAATTCTGTATTCTTAACTTGAAATCTTTTTAATAGATAACAAAATGAATCTATAATATGATCTAGTGGTCTTTTATAATTAACACCACTTCTTAATCTAGCAATTGTTATCTTCCTACATTCCAAAACAGACTTCCTTTCTTTGCATATTTTTTCATAATTGCCCACGCCTTAGCGTCATATGTAGGCACAGATGGAAAAGGTGGTTTATCTTCTTCTTTAACTTCTTGCATAAACTTATATTTTGTTAGATATAATTTTGCTCTACCTATTTCATTCTGTTTCATTTTGTGACCAACTGATACTACATTAACATCTTTGTCTGGAAACGCCATTTGTAATCCTCTAGTTAATGTACCACTTGATCCTACTGACCATACTTCACTTATGTTTATGTTGTAATCTTTTTCTATATCTTTTGCAATTTGTTTTATATCTTCAAACACTCTAAATTCTTCTAAACCTAATGGTAATAATCTTCTTCTCTTTGGGTCTTCATAAAAGTATTCTCTTGCTCTTGCCTTTGTAACCTGTAGCATACCATTTGGCACCCAACGAATATCTGCACCATAATCTAATGCTTGTTGTTGATAAGGATGTAAATTATCTAGTGATCTTTTTGCCATAAAGAATACTGCTTTTTTACCATACTCTTTTGCTTGTAGTGTTAAAGATAGTTGAGCATAACCATTTGCAGGACAACCACCATATATAAATTCTTCAGCACCTTCGGCGATTTCTTCTCTAATCATTCTATCTACAAATCTTCTTTTAGAACCACCTTCTAATAGATCATCACGGACTATATGAAACCCCTCGTGTTCTTCTATTACTAGTTTAGGAAATTTGTAAGGTTGCAACATACTATTTTTTCATCTTCTTATATCTATTCATTTGTTTCTGTGCTTTTTTATATGCCATATCTAGTTTCATTTTACTTACACCATCAACAAATGTTTTACCTAGCATATGATCGTATTCGTGTTGAAAGACTCTACTAATCATACCATCTAAACTGCCTTCTTTTAGATCGCCATTTTCGTCTTCGTATTTTACAACTACTTTACGAGGTCTTGTTATGCTTAAGAATACAAAAGGAAAAGTTAAGCAACCTTCTTTCATCACTTCTTCCTCTACACTACTTGATATAATTATAGGATTAAAACAAGTCATCTTTAAATTTTTTTCTACTTCAGGATGATCGCCTATTACAAACATATTAAAAGGTAAACCTACTTGATTAGCAGATAAACCTATGCCACCATATTTTTTCATTGTGTCAAACATTGCTTCTGACAATTCTTTTCTATCTTTAAATCCTTCATCTTTTAACATATCGTTATTAAAAGGTGCGATTGCCGATTGTACTCTTGGATCAGTTGGTGGTATTAGTTTTAGTTCTTTCATATTAGCCTCACATAGTTATCTTTGTTTGGATTGTAAGTTATTAAATCAAATGCAATTGTTATTCTTTCTTTATCTGATTTTTGTATATCTGTATAGTGTGGTATATTGTTCGGAAAGATAGTCATTTTACCTACATCATTTTTACTAGCAAATGTCATAGGATCATTAATTTGATTTACTGGATTAATATAGTGAGTAGATGTATCATCACATTGTACACAAATATGACCTCCTAAATAACAGTTTGGTCCTATATCGTGTATATGAGGTTTTATTTGTTCTCCCTTTCTCATTATATTGGTCCAACATTGTATATACAATTCTTTTGGAAGTGGTTGATTAAAGTATTTCATCATTCCGTTGTGAAAGGTTATTATGTTTCCTTTTAGGTGTTTGATGTTTTCGTCTTCCCAATTAAGAACATTGTACTTATCAAATCTAGTAGTTGTACTGTCTTCTTTCATTCCTGTGTAAGCGTCACCTGTTGCAGGTAAACTTAATATTTCTTTTTCTTTAGTTAAGATAAACTTTGCTAACTCTTTGAAGTCAATTTGTTCTGCTTGAGTTTCAAATATGTTGTAATCATATTCAGGTGCAAAAAAAGTTTTCTTAGGTTCACTTTTCATTTTTGTTATTTTAACTTCTTTCATTATGTATTCTGCAATCTAGTGAAGTTTTTATACTTCTCAAATTTTAATATGTTGTTAAACTTGTCAAATAGTATATCGCCTTTGTGTGATATAATAAAGATGTTTTCATTTTTTAGTTTGTTGACTATCTTAAAGAAATCATCTGTGCCTTGTTGATCTAAACTACTATCAAATATTTCATCTAGTATTAGTAAGTTTGTATTTACACTATTTTTCATTTTTGCAATAGTTCTCCAAGTAAATAATAATGCAAGGTCTATTCTTAACTTCTCTCCTTGACTAAAACTATTATAGGTAAATTCATCTCTATGACGACTCTTTACTGTTTCGTTAAATTCTTCATCTAAATGAAACGATACAAAGAAATCCATTGCCTGTAAGTATTGATTAATTAGATTGTTTATAATAGGTATGTACTTCTTAATTATATGTCCTCTAGCACCTTTATCACTTAACACTTCTCTTAATACATCAACATATTTCTTTTGATCTATTATCTTATCTGTTGATATTTTACAAGTTTCTAGTTCTTCTTTTAGTTGTTGTAGGTCTGTAGCAATAGTTTTACTGTCTGTTTGTTTGTTTTCTAGTTGTAGTATTTCTTCATTTATCTTATTACTATAATTGTTTATTTCTGTTAATGAAGTATTTACTTTTGCTACATCAACATATAAGTCTGATAGTTTTTTAGATACAGCACCAAAGAAAGTAATCTTTTCTTCTACTTTAGTAATCTCACCAGTTAGTTTTTGCATACCATCGTTGAGAGTTTTTACTTTACCTTTTAATTCATCTTGTTTATTATGTTTAAAGTCTTCGTCAATAGGTTGTGTACAAGTAGGACAGTTGTCATTCTCACTAAAGAATTGTAAGTTTTTATTATGATTTTCTAAATTAGTTTCTATTTTAGTTTCTATCTTCTCTAGTTCTTTCAACTTGCTATCTGATTCGTCTTTGTCTTTTAGTTGTGTTGTATGTTCTTCTATTGAAGTATTTAAATCTGTTATCTTATTTGAGTAGTCTTCTTTTGCTTTTATATGTTTATCTAATTGTAGTTTCTTATCATCTATATCGGTTGTATTTAATTCTGATAGTGATTTAAAATGTTTCATTTCTGTTTCATACTTTGTTTCTAATAGATCACATTTATGTTTTACATTTAAAACTTCTTTTGATAACTGACCTTGTTGATCTCTTAATATTAAATCCATTTGAGTAAATACTTTTACATCTAATATTTCTTCAACGACATCTCGTCTGTATCTTGCCTTCATTTTCATAAAAGGTTCGTATGAAGAAGAACCTAGTATAACAACTTGAATAAATGATCTATAATTTAACTTCATAATATTGTGTTCTAAATATTTTTGATAGTCTATACTAGAGGCATTTTGATTTAACAATTGGCCATTCTCATATATTTCAAATAGATTAGGTTTTATACTTCGTTTAACTTTATATTGTTTTGTTCCTACATCAAAGTCTATCTCTACTTCACATTCACTATTGTTAATAGTGTTTACCATTTGTTCTTTTTTAATTATTCTAAAAGGTTTATTAAATAATGCCCAGCACAATGCGTCAAGTAAAGTAGATTTACCTGATCCGTTTTGTCCTATAACAAGTGTTGTAGGAGATTTTACTAAATCTATTTCTATTGGTGTGTTACCTGTTGATAGAAAGTTTTTATATCTTATCTTTTTAAAAATTATCAAGTTGCGTCACCTGTGTAAACATTTGTGTTTAATACTATTCTTCTTGCTGTATCTGTTTGAGTTACACCATAATGTTCTTGTTTGCCATCAAAGATAACTAGTGAGTTTTCAATTGATGGTACTTTTATTGCTTTACCTTCGTCATCAAATACAAAGGTGTATCCATCGCAGTTAGTAAAATTAAATACCGAAGTAAAAATGGATGCTGGTTGCATTGGAATATCTGTATGTCTTCCGTGTTCAACTGGTTCTTTTTGATTTAGATACATATTCAATTTCATTTTAAGTAATTTTGAGTTAGTAAATTCAAGTTTTTCTTTTTGGAAATCTTCTATACAACCAAAGAGAGGTAGTATATCTTTGTCCCAAACTTCAGTTTTTGAATCTGATAGTTCAGGACGACAATATAATGTTTTAGTAAGCATATGTTTGCCATCACCTCTTATCGTTTCGTTTTTGTAGTTCCAATCAAACAATTCATTTTCTACAATTCTTTTCATATACTGAAACAAAGGTTTAGGTAAAAAATCTTTTATTATTTTTATCATTCGTTTGCCTCAACATATAGTTCTTTAGTAAAGTCTTTTAATTTCTTTCTATCTAAATCTGTATCAATTTGTTCAATGTAGTTATCTAGGAAAGTCATAGTATCTTCTCCTTGATCTAGTATGTTTGCTTTTACAGTTTGTTGAATATCTACCGGATCTTCTATTATTTGTAATTCGTGTACATTACTATTAGTGTAAAACTTTTCTACAAGTTTGTTATACATTTCTTCGTTTGTTTTAAATGATACAAACATTTTAACAAAACAATTTTCGTAAGGTGTTAAGTCAAAGTTAGTATAATCTTTTGTTCTATCATCATATATTATCTTTTTAAATATAGCAAGATCATTAGGTATTCTTTCTAACTCTCTTGTTTCTGTATCAAAAATATGAAACCCTTTAGGGCAGTTGTGATCTGACCACATAATCTGATACTGTGTACCTAGATAATAGATAAGTCCGTCATCTGATTTTTTATGAAAGTGACCAGACATAACTTTTTCAAATCTTTTAAATTGTTCTTTCTCTAGTCCGTGCATATTCATATGACCTTTGTGCATTTCAAAACCTTTAATTTCTAAATGTCCAAAACATATAGCAGCCTCCGAGTGATCTATTGCGTGTATTGAATCTTCGTAATTGTCATCACATATCCAAGGTAAGAATAACATACGACAACCACCTAGTTCTACTTCTTTGGGACCATCATATATCCAAGGTTCGTTTACACCGTCAAAAGATGTACACAATTGTTCAATTGAGTTTACTTTGTTTGTGTTCTTGTAATAGGTATCGTGGTTACCTAATATGATATGTGTATCTATCTTTAACTCCCATAGTCTTTTCCAAAATTTCTTTTGAAAGTTATGGGCAGTATTAAAGTTAATAAATTTTCGTCTATCAACAACATCACCTAAATGTATTAATGTATCTATCTTGTTTTCTATTAGATAAGGAAAAAACTTTTCATCATAAAAACGGTTTTGATAGTTTATAAAAGCAGGTGAGTCGTTACGACAACCAAAATGCGTATCATTCAATAGTGCTATTTTCATTACGACAGAAAGTAATCTAGTGTGCTACTCTTTGTTTTCTTCTTTCTTTTTTTCTTTTTCTTTGCTAGATCATCAGCAATTTTTTGTTGTTCATCAACAGACATATTCTTTTTAAGAAATTCTGTAAACTGGTTTTTAAATTCTCTATCTTCACCTGGTTGCAAAGTCATATCATCATAATTAGATTCTGTTATAAGTCTATTTTTAATAGTTACTTGTTTTTTCTCTTTCTGTATTCTTCTTATGAAGGCATAATATATTATTTGCGTGAAGTATGCAAAAGGATTGTTTGATTTCTTTGGATTAAAATTGTCTAGGTACTGTAAGCAGTTTTCTATACCATCACTAATCATATCATCTCTAAATGTATAATTAATAAAATTTGGTCTATAAGATAAGTGATTCGCTATCTTTAAAAAACAACCACCAATGTAATCTGTAACAAGTGGTTTTTCTGTTTTCTTTCTTTCCGCCTTGTTAACTCCTTTTTTATATTCCACCATTGCAGCTAAAAATTCTTTATTGTTTACATAGTGTTCTTTTTTTGTAGTTTTTCTCATTCTCTTAATATAACACCTTTCTCTTAAAAAGTCAATGTTTAAATGAAATTTCGGTTACTTTTTTTATTGTAGTTTGGCTCTGAATCAGCATTGACTTTTCGGTAAATCTGTGTATAATAGAGCGTGTAGCGGGTTGACCAGAGACCTAGCTATAGTATTCTTAATGGATAGTTTTATCCATATCTTCATCATCAAAATCTTCATCAAATATATCACCTATCTTTTCATTCTCAGCGTCTGTAAACCTTTGTTGTTTGTAGTTTTGTTGCCTAACAGGAACGGGTTTTACATCATAGTTCACAGCAATGTTAACATAACTACTAATCATTTCAGCAGACGCATTTGTTATTGTCATTATTTTATTCTTAGGAATAGTTATTACTTTATCTGGAGTGTAAGAACACCATTTAATTAAAGCGATATAGTCTTTGAATCCTGTCATTGTCATTTGAGGAACATACTTAATTAGTAACGGTTTTTCGATTCGTACTAATTGAGAGTTTTCTGGTAACTGATTCTTACCTGTGGGTAATACAGTTACAACATCTTCTCCATTGACTAACTTGATTATCTTAACGCCTATTAGTGGTTTATCTACATTCATATTATTTTAACTCCACATTATGGATCTCGTATTCAAAATCCTCTTCGTTGTATATATTTATCCTTTCTCTAAAGTGTGCAAGAGTATAATTTTCTTTTTCATTGTGCGTTAAATCATCTGCTATATCATACAAAGTAGCATCCGAATCATTATCTTTTAATCTTAAACCTCTACCAATTGATTGCAAGTTTCTTATTCTACTTTTACTAGGACTTGCAAAAACTATATTGTGTAAGTTTCTAATATTAATACCAGTAGAGAAAGTACCATAACTAGCAACTATGATTGCACCTTCAGACTTTTCAGTTATAAATCTAATCTTTTCTCTTTCTTCAGCTGCCACACCACCATAAACAAAGAACACTTGTTTGTCTGATTTTTCTTCTATTAACTTTTGAAGTATCACTCCGTGTTTCTCTACATATTGAAATAAGACTAAAGTATTACCTTGTAGTCCTGTAACTAAATTACGAATATACTTGTTTCTTTTTTCATTAGAAACCAAATAGTCCATTTCTTCTTGGTATGTTTTGCCAAACATATCAGCTCTGACCTGTTTATCGTGTTGTAAAATTAAACAGAAAATTTTTAAATTAGCAAGTTGTTTCTTTTCTTGTAGTTCACTTGTAGATACTACCTTGTTTACTGTACCAAACAGACCTTCTAATACGAGTTTGTGTGTTTTAGTACCATCTAAAGTACCTGTAAGACCTACTCTATATTTGCACTTCTCTAGTTTAGACATTATCTTTGTTAATGAAACGGCTTTAAACAAGTGTGCTTCGTCACCAACAACCATACCATATTGTTCAAACCATTTCTTTGGTAGATTGTAAATAGACTGCCACGTACTGATTACTACTCGTTTGGTAGTGTCCTTATCGTGTCCTTGGTATATTCTGTGTACATTGCGATCACTATTATATCCATAGTCTTTAAAGTCTTTATATAACTGTTCCACTAAAGATGTTGTTGGTACAATTATTAATATCTTATCTTGTTTCTTTTCTTTTAACCTTAACAGATTGTATATTAACATTAGATAAATGATTAACGATTTACCTGAGGCAGTTGGCGACAACAACAAACATCTACTCTTTGTTATAGAGTGTACAAATGCTTCTCGTTGATAATCTCTTATTTCTATTTTAGGTATCTTTAATGCTTTTAAAAATCTAGTTACATCATCAGCATTAGTTTGTACATCTTTAATTTTAGTACCATCAACTATCTGTATGTTGTTCTTTTCGCACCAGTCAATAATGTAAGGATACAATCCTGCATATATCTTACCAGTGGCATAAGCAAATAATCTAATTTTTCCATCCCATACTCTATTACGAAATGCTGGCATAAACTTATATCCAGGTACTTCAAAGGTAAAGTATTCACCTAACTCTCTACGAATATCAGCGTCTGCTTCTATCTTTAAATAGACTTCGTTTATTTTATCTATGATGAGGTATCTTGTTATGGTCATTGTTAGATAGCGCCACTAGTAAACTTTCTCCAGTCAATAGCATTCTTAATATTAAATGATCTATTGGAGATTTGTCTTACCGTTCTATCTAAAAAATCTACTGTTACTTCCAAGTATTTAACCTTTTGATGTGCCTTTGTGTACTCGTCATCGGCCTCAATATATCTATCAACATCTGATCTCATAATTTTTAAGTTAAAAGGTTTCAATTGATAAACAGCAGGATCAGATTTACCTGTGTAGTATTCCCACTTATCTCTTTTGATTAATTTAAATTCATCTTCAGCACGAGTCAATAATAACTTAAACTTTGTTAAGTGTTTCAAAAATTCGTTGTGTAGTTGAGGGGTCTTTAATGATTCTAAATCTAATTCAGTATCATTAATTTTTAGCTTCTTATCAGCTAGTTCTTGTAGTTGTTCTAAATCCATAATAACTCCATTATAACACAAAACTCTTAAAAAATCAAGTTTAAGAGGTTGTAATTGTTGTTCTACTCGCCTGACTATTAGCGAAATCGTATATTTTATATTCAAAGGTTACAGTTGCCGTTAGGTAATCTGTATCGGTTGCTTGTTGATTGTACTGTAAAGAAGATAAAGATATTGGAAAGCAATCGCTAAATCTAACTTCGGTAACAGGATTGTTTTTACTTGTTAAAATACTCAATGTTGAGTCTGATAATATACCACCTGTATTTGGTGCATTAAATTTTACTCTTCCTGCGTCACCTAATGTACTACTTTTAGATGTAGGAAATCTATCGGATCCACCATCTAATAAATTTTTAAATTCTTGGTGACCACCAGGAAAACCTAGACCTCTTAACCAACCGTGTATCTCTTGGTAGTTTTCTAAATTTTCATCTACAAGAAATGTAACTGATAAAGGTTCGTATCTTAACTTCTCACCTGGTAAAGGAATATCTCTAAATGGTGTTGGTTGTGTATAGTTATCTGATATACTAATACCTGGTAAATTTACCTGTGTACAAAAGTATTCTACTTTAGGAAGTTTAGCAATACTAAACTTAAACTTTGTAGGGTCAGCGTAATCTTGTTTAGTTGGTTGTCTGCTATATGCGTTAGTAGTAGTCATAATACTATTTATCTGTTTGCTTATCTACTTCTTGCCACTCTTTTTCAGT